CAAAGTATCAGTTTGCCACTCAAAGGTCGTGTTATCGCACGAACCCCGTCCAATACCGTTCAAAAACGGAGTATCCATTGGGCTGATGTTGTATATAATATTTGATAGGTCTTCCCTGATGCCTATAGCACCATAGGTTTCCCTAGTATTTGTAGGAACGCCCATAGCGTTTTCCCTCCTTTAGTTAAATGTCTATAAAATCCTCCAAGAGTGCAGACGCATCATCTATATGGCCTGTACCCCGAAGACGTTTCATTTGTTCAGTACGTTTTCTTTTGTCAACAGTGGATTTTTCTTTGGGTGATCCAGTTCTAGCAACTCTTGGTTTATTCTTTAACTTCTTGGTCTTCAAAACTTTTTTGTTGCGTTGAGAGTCTTCAAAAGCTTTTGCTTCTAAAAGAATTAATATGGATCGGTGATCTACCAGTTGCAGAATTTCTTCATTAGAAAATCCCTTGGATTTAGCAAAATTCTGTAATTCAGTTGTAACTTTCGATCTAAAAGTATTATCCTGCCATTGAGGAATAATACTTGCCAATTTCCCATACTCTTCTCTAGCTACACGATCAAATTGTACTTGCTGCTCATACTCCTGTTTTTGCTGTTCGACTTGAATAGCTTCTTGAGTCTGATTCATTTTAGACTCAGCTTCACGGTACTCATCCCTTTTTAGTAGGTACTCGTCCCGATCATTTTCTTTCAATTCTTCCCAGTTAATATTCGCATAATTTTGCAAAGCACTATATTCCATCTGTACCATGTTAGCCATTGCATTTATGTACTGTTGTCGGTTCTCTTGAATCCCGGCAATTTCTTCAGCATACTGATTAGCCATGCCTTCGATCTGCCTTCGATGTTCAGAGAGTTCCTGAGTTTTTTTAGTATAGTCTGACTGTCGAGAATATCCTTTAGCCAACTCATCGAGAGATACTTCAACATCTTCGCCATCTACGCGAACAGTGTAAAGTTTCTCGGTGGGTTCCTCCTCTTGGTCAGCTTCCTCAGATTCTTCTTCGGTTTCTTCTTCAGATTCCTCTTCTTCCTCTTCGGATTCCTCTTCTAATGATTCGTCTTCCTCTTCGGGTTGAGACTCTTCAACTTCAGTAGGTTCGGCACTCTCCTCCTCTGGCTTTTCCTCTTCAGGGGTCAGTAAGCTGAGTAACGCCTCTTGCGCTTCGGTAACACTTCCACCTAACGCTGGTATCGGCTCTGTAGCCGGATGCGGGGCTGTTTGCGTATCCGCCATTGTGGTTCTCCTTATATTTGATATTCTTGAATCTTCCTCGCCATATTTCCAGTTTCAATAATACTGGTTAAATGGAGGCGTATCCGTTCCAAGAGTCGTAAAGATAGCCAACACTGCTCACGGCTATCAACATCGTTCACACTTGAATGTGTCCAAGTGTCTAATAAATTTTTCTCTAAAGTGTCAAACGCTTCTACAAACAACTGATCATCGAGGAGGCGTTTAGCGTGCTCCTCTCTTAATTCATTGCTCATCCTATAGCTACACCTCTTTCTTGCTCTTCTTCAAGTTTAAGTTCGGCCATTTTAAGTTGCGCGTCCACAGCATTTTTCTGGTACTCCTGCTCAATCTTCGCTTGCTTTACTTGAACATCAGCTGCTTTTATTTCTAGCTCCTTATGCTTTAGCTCTAATTCCATTTGTGCTACTTGCTGTTGAGGATTGGGTTGTGGGGGTGCTTGAGATGGGTCCGTTAAGAAGTCTTGTACATTCTGGAATCCCATGTTCTTTACCATAGCTGCGCCAATATTGTACATATTTTGAGCAGTCGCTATCGGTAAGCCTCCCTGCATTGCCTGTCCTGCAAACTGCATGATTGCAGACAAATGTGCTAACTGTTGGTCCTTGTTTCCATTCCCTAACGCAACACTTACAGTACAATCATATTTGTCATTCCAAGCATCGGGGCGTACAGGAATCCAATTATTGCGAAGCATCACAACTCGTTCCTTGTCCTGATTCTTTAGAAGTAACTCATATATCCGGTACATAAGTTCTTTCACGCCAGTTTCTGCAAAGTTTCGTGCGATCAGTTCGACACGACTCTGGGCTGCTGACATAACAGCATTAACGGCGGTAGCAGTTGTATGCGAGGTTAGAGCGTTTTCATTCATGCCCTGACTCATTTTTGACACGCCTGCCCTTGATTCCCGTACCCCATCAAGATACTCAAGCATCTGAAACGAATAAGGCTCAAGAGAAGGGGTTGCTAATGGTGTTACGGCGTTCGGAGACTTCACTCTTACTACTCCGCCTGGGCGTTGCGTGAGTAGATCATCTAGATTCGCCTGACCCTCAAGGACTGCGTATCGACCAAAATTCTGGTTGTACATATTATCCATGAGATTTCTCATCAGGGTACTCTTCATTAGCTGAAGGTCCATGACAAGATCGGCAACAGACAAACCAAAGAATTTATGTGGAATCTTTACAGGAGTCAAGGAAACAAATGGAACGCTATCAATTTCTTCGTTTGATAAAACAGTAGAACCAACAGTGCAGACTTTCCTTAACTCGGTGATCCCGTCCCCATTGAAATCTGTTTTTAGGAAAGACTCATGTAGCCAGTAAGTTCTTAATCCATCTTCTCCATAAGTTGAATCGCCCCAACCTTCCCAATATCTGGCTGATTCGTCAAAGTCATATCTCTCTAATCTTTCCATAGAGAACTCAGCCATATCTTCGCCACCACCTCGCAAGTCTTCTACTTCAAGTTTCTTTTCAGGATACATCTCCCTTAATTCAGAGAGAGTCTTTTCAGTCCTATGGCATACGAATCGAGCATCCTGTATAGTCTTCGACTCTCTGGCAATTAAGAATTCTGAAGGCGGTACATTTTCTATACGAATCTTTCCAGTATAACTCTTTCTTTTTATTACGATATCATGGAGCATAGCAGGAGTAGCGCCCGGCACTATTGAAAGATTCTGCGCTTGCGGATCAGGGTATTGAGTATGCTCGATAACCTCAACATTATTTGAAAGAATTAAAGTCTCGAATTCAATCTCGCTGAGCCTTTGGTATTCCTCTCTGTTCCAATCCTCATACTCATCCCACCAAATTTTTACAATACCATTTTTAGAAAGGAGTGCATCGGTGAACCAAGAGTAAAGAATCTCCCATCCTGGGTTATCTTTTGTAAAGACGTAGTTAACGTAATCAGTCGCCTGTTCAGCCATCTGAACATCTTCCGGGCCGCTGGGAGAGAACTTTACCATTTCGTCACCAGATGCAAACACCCTCATTAAAGACGGCTTTATCCATTCAACAGTATCCTGAACTGTAGAATCTACATACTGAGAGCGTCCATCCACCTCATTTCCGAAGGGAAGACCATAATAGTATTGCATGGCCTTCTCTCTTTGGTGAGATATAGTATCCCCCATATAGCCCAAAGAATCGGTAATTTCTCCCCGAATTCTTGTGACTAACTCTTCTTCTGTCATTTTAGATGATGCCATAATTTCTATATTCTAAATCCTTTGTCCATTTCGGGTCTTTGCCTGATATAGCGTGTCTCTGAGACATAAACGCATAACGTGTTGCAGACATAACGTCGTCCCTAATAGGGATTACTTTTCCACCCTTCCTGTGATACATTCTGAACTCTTCCCACCAGTCCGATAGAGTGCTGAATACTTTGAAGTTATCGTTCTCCATAGCCTGAAGCATCGCCATTAAACCTTCTTCTATGGAATTTGATCCTTTGTTCTCTCCTAAAGCAGGAGGATTTGTAAAATGCTGAAGGATGAAATTACATCCTAGATTACGATACTGGTCAGCCAGACCGGGATTACCCATAGAATCTCGTCTATTGCCATCATGGGGATAAGCAATGGGGATAAAACGGGGTCGAGAACGTATAGCCTCCGCATGAACGGCAGGCGAAGCTTTCGATACCCTGTAACAATCATAGACATAGAACCTATCCTCGTCAACTGCGCCCCATACAACAGCAGTAGGATGGTCAAACCCAAAATCTATGGCTGCTATTCTCGGCCAATGATCCTCAATTTGTATTGGATCAATCATTATCTTTTCTTCATGGACAGGGAAGACAAGGCCAGAGCCTATAGAAGGTCTTCCATATCTCCTCATTTCCCTCTCATGCGGGGAATAGGAGGATAGAATCTGCTCCATTACCAGTTCGTTTAGATGCCCGTTATTCCCTTTCATGGACTTTACTTTCTCAGATGCGTCGTCCCAGGTCGCATTTGTGAGAGACTGCCCTTGCTGGAGGTTATTCATAAACGAAGCTACCGTTTCGGTCATTCCCGCTTCCGGTGTAAAGGTCATATAAACCATGCCTTTACGATCCAGAGTCCTCGTTACCGCTTGACTGTAGATATCTCTGCTTGGTTCCTCATCCAACCAGATGCAATCTACACTTCTTCCCTGCCATTTCTCAACACCCATCTCGTAGGCTTTAAAGAATAAAGAAGAGTTCCCGCCGCTAACGTGCCTGATTAAAGCGACAGCTTTGGCGTTAGGGACTCCCGGTTTGCGTTCAGTTTTTATTATATGGTTTTTCGGTATAGTACCGGAACCGAAAGCATCGGGGTCATCAGGGGAACCCAATAATTCAAATTGTACAATATCTCTAGTTGTTTCGTTAGAAACGCCACCGGCCCATGCTATGATGGGCTGAGAATATGTTCTGCCTTCCCACCATTCGGGGTATAATCCCGTTAAATGATAGGACAATTCCATGCTTCCACAATAGGATTTTCCTATGCGGTTGGCAGCCATCAAGAGTCTTTGGTTAGCTTCTTTTCCCGTCTGGTGAAACTTTAGCTGATAAGGGTACGGATCATAAGAGTCAATCCTGGCGTATCGTTCCCTTTGCCGAAGTTCTCGTTCTAAATTTAACTCTCTTTCAATGTCTTTGTTTGCGGAGGCCATCTAGCTCCCTTTGGATATCTGCTGTACTCATTCTTTCGACAGACGTTGTTTCAATCCTTTCAACAGGTTTAAGGCCACTTCTGTCCAGAAGGTCTTTTACCGCGCCAAGTCTAACCGATTCCGACTCAGCCGATTGGGCTAGTTCTGACAGGAGGTACAAAGCTGCGGGTATACGGTCCTGAAGAATTATCTGGACATTTTCGTATATCTGCTCTTTTAATAGTTTCTTTAGCTCATATCCTTTCTGATTAGCAGTCTTCTCAGAGTACCCTGCTTCAATAGCCGACTGGGTAGCGTTACCAGTACGGCAATAGTAGTCAATGAACTTGTCTTGTTTTTCAGTCATCTCTTTCTCAAGCCTTTGAGAGTTTTTGCTAATCTCGCTCTCTGGCCTACCTTCCCCTTACGTTTAACTGCTTTGTTTAACACAGATGTGGGAATCTTCTTTCCCTTTGGAATTCCCAAATCCTTGTGTAATTGCCCTGGTTTTTTTATAGCTTTCTTTATCCACTTCTTCGTCATATTAGCTTTACCATCCAAAGAGGAGATTACAGTTCATCCCCTCCGCCATAGAACCCATAAGTCGGATGCCATTCCCCTCCACCACTT